TGAATCAGTCTATTGGCCTTCTATCGCTGCAGGGTTTAGTGGATTAATACCAAATAAAGTTAAGTCTCGCCCTCAATGCTGTGAAGATGATGCCATGATTATTTCTAGCTGTATGGCGAAGTTAAATCAGAAAGACAGTGAAATGCATGACTTACTTTTTGATTACTATGTTTTTGGCAAAACGTTTATGCAACTCGCTTATGATAGGCACTGTTCAGATACCCATATAGGTAAAAAGTTACAAAAAGCAGAGGGGCAAATAGACGGGATGTTAATGATGCTCGATATCTCACTTGAAATGGACAAATATGTAGAAAAAGTCACATGAAAAGCTTTACGATCGTAAAAATGATGATATTGTGATAAGACTGACATCAAGGTCAACCAGCTTATGAACCTCGCCAACGGCGGGGTTTTGTTTATCATAAATGTGTTATTTTTTTTCGCCTAACTCTGATTTTTGAAGATTCTTAGATGATTCAATTTGCACATCTTGGAAGTTTAGCTCTTCTAGATCCAAGGCTTCTAATTTTTCAGTTAAAACCTTTCTATGCTCTTCAGAGTGACAGCTTTTAATCATCTTATTTAAATTTTTTCTTTGTTTTTTGATTGACACTTTGAACATCATCGCTGAAAGACTCGGTACATTCATCATAACCAACAACAAAATCAACAGATGAGCTACCCCGACTGAAATACCGGGAAGGAACGGAAGAAAGTCGTTTAAAATAAGAAGATAAGATTTTATAAGTGCAGTGAGCAGATGGGTGATTACGGGGACCAACCAGGCTTGCATTAATAGATACTTAGCTCCCCCAATCAATTATGTTCACCCTTATTTCTGGTGTTTTTCTTTATTTCTTCAAGAGCCTCTATTAATTGTTCAGAGTCTCCCTTTTGAAGTGATACTTTTTTTGAGCGTTTTTGTCCATGCCTGTCAATGTAACTAACATTCACATATTTGGTTGGGAAGAAAAATGCCAACAGGTAATACACCCCAAATCTGGCGACTTGGAATGAGATCACTAGCACTGTTATTAGTATCATGACATTCATGAACATGTTGGCATCTTCTTATCCGTAAAATTAAACAATTTTTCTATCTTTTGCCGCTCTATGGCGTATGACTTGCTCGATTGAGTATTTAGGGTTACCAACTAAAACACCATCGGTTCGTGTTTGAGTTTTAGTATACTTCACTTGGAATAAATCGTCTTTGGTAAACGTTGCTTTATTTAAATTTATTCTCTCGATAAAAGCCGCATCATTCATTGTAATTGGAACTTCTTCACCATCATTAAGCATCATCTTCCACCCTGTTTTTTTAGTGAAGTTAACATTAGTTATATGGACTTCACTAGTAAAAGTTTCAGTATCTTTTTCTGATTTTATTGGTGAGCGGCTTAGTTGGAATACATTTTTATCTGATTTATCTATAGTTTCTAGTGGTTGATCATTTTGAATGAATGTAACACTTGTTATCTCATCATCAGCTAGAGGGGCATAAACAATGTCATTAACCCCCTTCATAACAACGTTTGATGATATTAGTTTTTTAACTTTTTCTGTGCATTCAATTTTTTCATCATCTTTTGTGACTAAAGAATAAGTATCTGTTTCTTCGTCATATTCAGTATCAACTATTTTTCGCCCTTTGAGCCATTTGACTACGCCAAATAAGCTGCCAATGGTTACGCCTGTAGCAGCTGTTTTGGTTAATCCAATGACATCAAGAACATCTATATTGGTCATGTTTTGGGCTACTGATAGGAGTAACTCAAAAGACCCCTCTTTATGAGCCCTAACATCAACATGAATTTCTGACGATTCACCATTGATTATTTTATTGGACTGTTCGATTAGGTCACATAAAGAAACCATTGATGTTCCCAGTAACCTTGCATCAATTTGATGATTTAAAGGGCCGTTTTCCTTATCGCCGTCATATTTAATTCCAAACTTTATGACGTTTAATTCTTCCTGCTCCATGATTAAGTCTCATAAAAAATATTAATGGGACGTTAAAAATATACCATAGGTGAATGAATGTCATGTGAATGAACCCATATTGATATATAAATCACAATGTATATGAGATGGCAGGGAAAAAATTATCTAACTAATCATTCGGGCACTCCGTAGGGGGTGAAATCATGCGTATGGATAAATATAGCAACGCAGCCTACGGTAGTGCTGGGCTTACAGCATTCTTTGCAAGCTTATCGCTTTATGAATGGGGTTTTATTATTGGGATGGCATTCAGCATCATCCTAGGCTTGGCGACTTTCTTCATGAATAGGCGGGAACAACGAAAGCGAACTCGTTTATTTGAAGATCTGGGCAATAAGACAGACCCACAAAACCCTTCAGCTACAGCACGAAAAGCCGCTGAACTTATGGCGAAAGCACCAAAGGATATCTAATGTCACTCAAACAAAAACTAACTGTGCTTGTCAGCGCAGGGGCTACGGCTATCGCTTTAACAGTGATTGCTCATTTTGAAGGTGTTAGATATGAGCCTTATGAAGACGTGGGCGGTGTACTGACGGTTTGTTATGGCCACACAGGAAAGGACATCATCCCTAATAAAATTTACTCCAAAGATGAATGTAATGAATTGCTTGAGTCAGACTTTCAGCGAACAAAGCAGCAGGTAGATAAATTGGTTAAGGTGCCAACTGACGAGTACACAAAAGCCGCGTTGTATTCATTTGCATTTAATGTTGGTACCGGCGCATTTGCTAAGTCGACAATGCTTAAAAAGCTAAATGCAGGTGATCAATATGGTGCTTGTGAAGAGCTTAAAAAGTGGGTTTATGCTGGCGGTAAGGTATGGCGTGGACTTGTAAACCGTCGAGATGCGGAGGCTGCTATATGTCATGGAAACCTATAGTGGCTGTAATTTTCTTTATGCTGCTTGCGATATCAATGATTGTATCTGGTGCCTACAGACTCACTGACAACACATGCGGTATTGATAAAGCCAGTTTAGAAAAGCGTTGTCAAAAAGCTATCGATCACTACAAGGGTAAGCAGGTGAATTATGAAATTCGATAAATCATTCTGGTTATTCATTATGGTTGTAGGAATGGGCTGGTGGGTTGTTACTGTTCACGATAACAACAAACTACTTGAAAAAGAGAATGAGAGACTACAAAAGGACAATACGAATCAAAGCAAGATAATTGCCAGTCAATCATTTGAGTTCAACCGCATCAATCAGCTAACCAGTACAGCATACCGCAATGGGCTTCTATCTGAAGCGAAATCGCAGGAGAAAGTCATTGAATACCGAACCATTCTCAAGAAAGAGCCTACTTGTGATCTTGTTGTGCCTCAGTTTGTTACTGATGGGCTGCTCAACTACACATACCGTTTACGAGCCAGCACCTTGTATGGAAATCCCGAGCATATTGACGCAGCAGGTGTTGGTGCCATTACCGCCAGAAAATTAACATATTGTCAGGCTATCGAGTGGATAGATCCTTTATTGAAAACCATCGATAAAGCGAATACGCAACTTGACGCCATAGAGCAAGCAAAGAAAAAACCACCGGCTAATTAACCTAATTCCCATGATGAGGAACGCGCCGCATTGTCGCTGTCTCATATGTTAGCTATGACCTATCTTCCTTATATAGTGAGCGCATACCGAGAATCAAAAACAATGAATACCACCGTTTTGGTTATTTGTCGGGCATATCACAGTAACGTTTGCTGTGGGTAGAAGGAATGACGTGACAGCGGGAGAGACTGCTTTACTTTGTGGTGTCAATCAAAAAGCTTATTTTTATGAGTGAGCTTTCTTATTAACTATGAGGATGTGAGTATGGATAACCCAGTTGATGTCATGGTGGTTTTTTATAAACCAATAGGCGATGGCGAAACCCGCCTTGAACGTCGTACATATGGTAAAGAATTTGGTTTTACTAAGAAGCAAGTTGATTCAAAAGAGTTTAAGCACAATCTTTCTTTTGCCTTGAAGTGTGAGTTTGGAGCGGATATTGCCATTAAAGGGATAGCCGTAGTGAACGAGAGAAAAGAAAATCTGCAGCACATTAGATTGCTTTTCCGCACACCTAGCGATAAGGACATTGAGTCTATTATTGAAAGAGTGAATAGCGAGATGCTGGGTAAGCCATTAAATGATAAGACAGCAAGAGAAGCTCGTGAATTAGCACTAAAGTATGCAGCAGACATGATTTCAGTTGAGTCTGAACTAACGTATTAGTATTCATTGAATAGCTTTCTACAAACGTCATTCATAGAGTGGCGTTGATAGAGATTTATACAGGAGATAAACACGATGGCTAAACCGGATTGGGGGACGCTACAACAACAGTTCCTCGCCGCTCATGCCGAATCAGGGATATCCCCGAAAGAGTGGTGCGAAGAACAAGGGTTAAAATACTCAACTGCTAAGCGCTACATTAAGATTGCGAACGGTAGTGCGAATTCGCAAAAAAAAAGTGCGAATGAAACTGCGAATAAAAGAATTCGCAAAACTGAGCAAAGAACACCTAGCACTAATGCTACGCAAAATGAACATCTAGATAATTCGCAGAACGAAGCGACGGAAACCGCGGGGATATTAAAGCCTCAGCACGAAAGCTTTGCACAGAATATTGCGCAAGGGATGACGCAGAAAGATGCTGCAATTTGCGCAGGATATTCACCAACGCGAGCAGACACTCAAGCCCCGATATTATTAAAGCGTCCTGATGTCCGTCGACGAATTAGAGAGTTGCGGCAAGAAGCCGCGTTACTTGTCACATTCAATGCTAAAGACTTGGCGGACCTCTCATACAAAGCAGCACAGGATGCTCTGCAGGATAAAAAGTTTGGTCAAGTAGCGCCAAACATAAAAAACGCCGCACAGCTAACCGGTATTGAAATGAGCACCAATAAAACAGAGGTGAACGTTGATTTAGCCGGGTTAAGCTATGGAAAGGTTTGTATCGTTACTCCCGCGACATGCCCTCCTGAATTTTGGGATGCGCATATGGAGAAACTACGAGAGGGAAAGCAGAGCACCCAACAATAATTGATGGCGTTCTTTATTCGTTTAGTAGCGATTGGGTTCCCTCGGTTCTATACGATAAGCCGGTAGGTTCAGTTCGTTGGCGCTGGACTTATGGCGGGCGTGG